CCTAAACGATTGTTAGTGCTGTCTACTTCAATTTTATTAAGAAAATCTAAGTCACCAATTTTAAATATGTTACCACCTTGACCAGAAGAGCCGTCGTGACGATGACCAGTAGAAGACGCTGAACTGCTTGAATATGTAAAAGCATTGACTAACTGGTTATACTCATCATTGAACAATGAGGCCGTTATAGTATCGCCATCACTTAACGTGCTTTGTCGAGTGTAATTCTGGGCCATGTTTATCTCCTACCTGATGGCATATAATCTATGTAAAGGCCATTAATTGCGTATGGCGCTTTAGTATCTGTACTTGTAATTCTAAAACTAACTGTGTTTCCGCTACCCTCTACAGCTTGTCGAACCATCGGATCATTACTAGCGCCAAAGGTTGCTGTTCCAAAAAGAGCAGATCCAAAAATTGCAGGAAGCGGAACAGAATTTAATGTGTAGTCTGGAGGCTGTGGAATATCTGTGTTTTCATAATCAAAGCGCATACGAAGTGTTGGTTGAATCTCGCCTTCTGGACTAAGAGACAATCGTGCATACTTAATTGTTTTACGTGTGCCGATATCACCAAAATCAAAGTTTGGTGTTTGATAAATAGCTTCTATGTTTGAAGCTACACCAGCGGGATTAAAAGCATTTCCAGCATCGTGATTATAAATATATCCATCTTTATCACCATGAAAGGCTTTTTCAATTCCATTGTTATCAAATCCTGTTGTAAGACCCATAGCCTGAATACCAAGCGTCTCAGACCATTCAAAGCCATTAGCAGTAAACGTACCAATAATGCCTTTAGAAACTGTTGAGCCTAGAGTCTTATCTGTATAAAACAAACGATACTGAGACTTAGATCGTAATACACAACTGTCAATAGTAAATGTATTAATTGAATCGGCAACATCTCCAATAACACTTTGAATCTGTCGAGACACAGAACTTAACTCAACGTCGCCAATACGCGCTGTACCAGCAATAGTACGAATACCGTCAGGACTTAAAAACAACAAGTCACCACCAATTTCTTGAATGCTATACCCTGATAAACAACCTACGTTTTCTGTAATCGGATCAATACGTATGTTTGAAGTATCATTGATGTTTATAAGCTTATGAATACTATTTTTAGCAAACACAATCAAATCGGTACGGAATCCACGAATGCCTTGAACTTGATCTGATATGACTACTGATCCAGAACCAGAGCCACTAAAGTTATCAGGGTCGTTATAGACACTAAAGTAAACTGTATTTAAATTATTTTCTACGCCTGCTGCAATAAGATGGTGGTCGTGGTTGGCTATGTACTTAACGCCGTTAGTTCCATCTACTGTAATTTCAAACGCAAAAAATGTACGAGTCGTTAGTGCACCAGTGCCCTCCATACGGAACGAAAAAGGCTTGTTAGCACCGTCTGCAATAATTAATTCGCCATAATCAAATGTTGCACCTTCAAAGAGTGCAAAAGAGCATTGACCTTGCCCTGTACGTGTTAGGGTAGAGCGGCCTGTAAAAGTGGTATAGTTATCACCACCATTAGCCACACTGCTTTTATTAATTTGTAGCCAAGTTGAGCCATCAATACTAAAAAATATATCAGTGCCTGAACAAACAACCACACCGTCGCCATACACAAAAAGCCCAAGAACATCATTATCACTATTAGGACGTGTATTACCGAACTGCGTAAAACCATTAATACGTCGATAGCCGCCATCAGGATCTACCTCAAAGTTTCTAAGACGTGTAGCAAGGCCGGGCTGTCTAAGCATTTCAAGCTGATTAAGGTTAGTATTTAAACCACCTCTACATGAAATACCGAAGGGCTGAGACATTAGACAAACCTCATGCGATCATCTTTCATATAATCAGGCACTGGAGTCATAAGATTACCTTTCATAAGTTTTAAACCTCGACGATAATCTTCTAGTGCAAATGCTGCAGCCTGTGCGCTTTCTTTAAACTGATGAATATAATATCTAGCTCTAGCAACTAGCACAGGCTTGTAAATATTCGGAAATACAATCTCATCTCCGTGTGCGTTTAGTTCTGTCGGTAAATTGTATGCAAAGAAATAAACGCGATAAACTTTATCTGGAATAGGGCTTAGTCCAAACTTTCTATTATCTGGACTAATAATAACTCGTCTAGGCTTACCATAATTTTGAGTATCTGCATCGTCTGCATTTTCAGGCTCTCGAACAAAATCTTTCCATTCTTCTGTAGTAGTAAATTTAAGATTTTGAGTAACGAACGGGGCTGTTTCGCCGCTTACGCCAATTGTTGTTAAATAAAAATTATCCCAATCAATATAGCCGTAATCAGTTGTCAGACTAGATGACGAAGGTTTCAACAAATACCAACGTGTGCCTGCTACAGTTTCTACAAACACATTACCGTAAAACGGGTCTGTTGACCCGCTAGTGGCTGTAGCCAAAAAAGGCCATTGAGGTTCCTCATTAACAATGTCAAGATATGCTCTGTTTACACAGTCCTTGACATGTTGTTGAACCCCAATAGCCGTAGCAAACGTCGAAGATGTAAGAACTACTTCATTTAGTTCTCGCAGCAACTCGTTTGTAATTTCAAGATATGTAGCAGCCATTATTTTTTATGAACCTTTTGAATTTCAAAGTTAGCTTTTTTAGAAGCGCCCTTATGAGGTTTAAAACCATCTTTAGGGTCTTTCATTAATTTAAATGAAGACCCGTTTTTCATCCAATGGTAGCCTTTAGGCGCGTCTACTTTCATCAGGACGCTCCTGCTCATTACGAAGTTTAGGAAATTTTAGCTCCCCTTGTTTTTGATAAGGAAACTGATTTTCCGTCATCTCTGCACAAATCCGTTCTTTTTCTTGAATAGATTTATACGATCTTTTTTCGATTTGAGTACTCATTAGTTTGGGCTTCCTGTAGGCATTGCATCTGCTACAGTGCTTCCATATACAGGCTGGGTTCCTGAAGCTCCTTGACGAGGTGAACCGCCTTCCATCATAGGCGTTCGTTCTTCTCTCATAGGTCTACGCATCATTCCCATGCCACCACCCCTATACATCATTCGCTTTTTCTTATCACCGTGCTTCATTTTTTTTCCTCCTAAAAATACGATCATAATTATCGTCGTATTTTTTCTTGTCTTCATGTTTTAAGTACTGACCGCTTACTTTTGTGGTTCTTTTAGGACTCATCCTAATTGGTTGTTGTTCACTTCCTATCTGTGGCATAATAGAAAAGGGGGAGTATTTCATCCCCCACTCCGTTTTAGTCGATGCCGTAGAAAGCAGAGACAAGTGCTTCAGGACGAAGTACCTTGGCTCCGTAGACGTGAAGACCACGTACAATGTCACCAAAGCTTGCAGTATCGCGGACTACTTCAGTATTGATGATAGTCTGTGCAGTACAAGTAGATGAAATGTGACCAGCAATACATTTACCAGCTGCATTAGAAGTCGCTGCAATGTTGTTAGTCTTGTACATGTCAAAGCCACGCAACTTACCAGAAGACACGAGACCGTTACGGATTGAACCCTGACCAGCGTTAAAGTCAACGCTCATGAGCTTAGAACTGCTTTGTACAAGCTGCTCATAGAACTCTGGGTTAGCAAGGAACCAACGACCTTCTTCAGGAACATTCTGCTCGTCAAGAAGACGCGCCATGTGTGAAAGAACATCAATTGGATCATGTTCGCCAGAAGCGTAACCAATGTCAAGATTACCTGTGCCATCAAAAGTTCCAGCTGCAAGATCAGTTGCACTGTCCGAACCAAGGATATGGTTGGGAGACGACGCAGGGACGCCTGCAAACAACTTAGCAATTACGCCTGTGTCAAATGCATCACGCAGTGCGTAAGCAGCTGAAGATGAAGCAACTTCTTTAAAGTTGACGTGAGACATTGAAGCTTCGATGTCATCAACAATAAACTTAAATGCGTTTGCTACGTCAACAACAAGCGTTACTTCGTTGTCAGTCAAAGTTGTTGCGGTTACAGTTCCACCACGCTCATATTGATCGACAGTGATTACTGGCTCTTTGATAATCTTAACTGAATCACCAAATGCAGAAATTTCTCCTGCATAATCGGTGTTCGTAATTGCCTCTGCAACAGACGCTTTACGGAAGAAGTTAAGTACCTTTTTGGAATAGACTTCTGGCAAAAAGTTATTACCAGAAAAGTTGCTCCCCGATGATTGAGCAAAGTTCTCGTCGGATGTATTACTAGCCATAATATTGACTCCTCAAAACAAAGTTATTTAATTACTCTGCCTTCTAAGACGGCTTGATCAATTTCTTTTTCAAGTCGATCATACTCATCAATAGATAAAGCAGATATTTCCCGAGTTGTCCAAACTTTTGGCTGCTTAGTATCTACTGTTGTAGTTTTAGTAGATACTAAACTTGCAGCTTCTTTTTTAGACATTTTTTGACTTGACTGATTTCTAGGAGTTTTTTGATTAATTCCCATTTCCATTTTATAGATGTCTATAGCACGACTTGCTAAACTAACATTGTCTGGGTTGTTATATATCCAGTTCTGAATTTCTTCAGGCTGTTCTTTTGCCCATTCATGAAACCCTTCATCTCCGCGAATATCTTCAAAGTCAGGGTGGCGATCTCTCAATTTAGTTTCAGCTTCACGTCGAGAGATCATTGCTTCTCGCTCTTCGATTGCTTGCATTTTTTGTTGAATCGCCTGTACTTCTTTCTGGCTTCGTAGATGTGCAACAGACTCTACAGTTTCATACAAATCAGGATACTGAGTTCTAAACTGCTCCAACTCTTCTGCCGACTTAGGTGGTTGATAAGCTGGTTGAGCTGCCTGTGCTTGTGCTAACAGTTCTTGCTCTTTTTGTTTAAACTCTGCGATCCTTTCATCGTAGTGTCGTTTTAAATCGTCATACCTTTTTTTATAGTTAGTTCCTTTTTGTTTTTGAGGGGCTAAACCTTCTTCGGTTTGGGTGGCCTCATCAGAACCTTCTGATTCAAAAAATAGACTATCTGCTGATCCGTTAGATGCTTCTGGCTCCTCGTGCCAAGATTTGTTTGCATTGTATGGATTAGCTTGTGGTTCTTGTGCTTCAGTCATGTCTCACTCCTTTTCGGGGCTTGTTTGTTTTCAAGGTGGCTAGAAGTAATTCTAGGGTCTTGAGATTACAAGGTGGCCTCAAGGTTATTGTTGTGATAAGGGGCTAAAATTATTAGGTGGCCTTATCGTCGCATTAAGCTAGGAATGCGATTAGATTCGAGCATCTGCTCTTCAATCTCATCATCACTCATAGCTTCGTCTGGCAGCATAGCTTTCTCATCTTGTGTTGGATCATTCATGATTCCACCAACTGCCATATCTTTTCTAGACGCATCATACTCGGCTTCTGCGTCCTTCATCATTCCTTCAAGTGTTTCTACACCAATCTGATCTACTGCTTTCTTTGTAAATACAAACTCTCCATCTGAGAGTCGTGCAGGTATATCATCTGATGTGCCAGTGCCGGGTCCGTCTACTTCTCCAGCACCTGTAAATTCTGCTGATGCCAGCACTATCTTGTCGAACAACTCACTCAATCGGTTATCAGACTCTAGTGCTTTATTAACATATTCCATTTCATCGTCAGACAGTGTTTCATCCATAACAAAAGAAACATAGTCTTCTTCCATTTCCATGTCGGATTTCATGTTCTCAACAGGCAACAATAATGTCATAGATCCACCATGTGCTTTTCCTTTACGAACTTCTGTGGTATACTCTTTGCCATCAAATGTAAATGTTTCTTCGCCTGCATTAAATGCTGCGCTAAAAGCTTTTTCAAAAGCAGTGGCTTCTTTTTTATCTACAGGCGGTTTATCGTTTAACATGTTCCAAGCTGATCCAGCCAACTCACGTAGTGTTAATGCTGCTGCAGCTGCTCCTGTTCCCGCAATTACTTGGGATTTTCTAACAGGCCGTGTTCCTGCAGCTTCATCAGGAATAAAGCTACCCATAACACTTGGTCTTTCAGTAACTGAACCTACAGACTGTATAATTGAATCTAAAATATTATCTGTTTTACCGCCACCACCAGCACGTAAATCATCTAATCGTGATATTTTAATAATGTCTTTTGCATCAATAAAATTCTTTGTTACATCTCTATTTTCATTTAAAGTATCTGCTGCTTCTTGAGCAATATTAGCTAATGGAGTTTTTAAAGATTGTGTTCCTTTGCTAGTCATCTTTGTATTGTTTTCTACAGCTTCAACAAAAGATTCTGCCATTTCTTCTATTTCAGAAGGATCATACTTTTCTTTTAGTTCAGTAGTAATTGTTTTTGCTTTACTTGTTTTAGGATTAGATATTGCTTTTAATACTTGTTTAAAGATAACGCCACCCGCACTTTTTTGCTGACGCTCTATAGGAAGCATTAACGAACCGCCACCTGCAAAGACCTTACGTCCTTTAAGGATATCTGCTTGTGTGACTTTGCCGTCACCTGTTAGGTCTGGAAATTCTTTACTCATCTTTAAATTCCTTTGCGGCTTTAATTTGTGCTGGAAGTGTTAAAAGGTTATCCAGCAAATTCACTCTCCCCTGCTTGCGGAACATTTCCTGTTCCGATGTTGCCGCCACCAGTACCTGTAACTCCAAGGTCTTGCGGTGGTTCAGGTACTCCTTCAGGGCCTCCCATAGCTCCGGGTTGCTCGCTAGTGGGGACAGTCTCGCTGCCAGCTGTTTGTCCAACATTATTTTGTAGTCCTATTATTTGTGCAGCAATCGCTGCTTCTTCTGGATCATTTAAAATTTCATCTGGATCAAGATCTAAGCTGTATGCAAGTTCAGAAATAAGCTTAGACATCTTAACAAACGGAGCAACGGCAGGATTCTGTGCTGTCTGCAAAAACATAGTTAGTCGTTGGCTTCTTACTTCTTTTTGCATTAGGCTGTTTGTACCCATAGCCTTAATCTCTAAATCACCCTCAGTGTTTAAAGATCCTTCAAAGAATTGCATGTTCCACTGGAAGTATGCAAGACCTAAAGGCCGCAACAAAAAGTCATCTAAGTTTTTAACAACCGTTTTAATATTTAATGACGCTGCGCCAAGCAACATAGACATTCCTGACGCAGTTCTTGTCATGCTCTGAACACCTGTCATACCGTGTGAGTAGCTTGGAATACCTGTTTGCTCGTCTGCAAGCTGTCGAAATTTATCGAACATCATCATGTTTTCTTGTGATGTGTTTGGAAACTTTAAGCCATGAATACTTTGTCCCGGCACACCTGCTTGGCGACGAAAAATTTTTCCGGGATATACTTCCATGCTTTGACCACCAGCTAACATAGACTCATCAACTTCAAAAACTAATGAGCCACTAAGAGCTAAGTTGTCGATAGCCATACGTGCGTGACCATTCATGATCTGCTGACTATCATCCATGTTTTCTGCGACACCAATACCAAAAAAGCTATATGGGTTGCGCTCATACGGAAAAGCATGATAAGGTATGCGTGAGGGTGTAAATGGATTAACAACTGCACGAAGTACAAGGCCGTTACAGACCCAAGCGTTAATCTGGATCTCATCAAGATCGTCTACATCTTCAGAAACATCCATGCCAATTTCACGCGCATACTCAGCATCCATGATTCCCCAGTATTCAAGAACCTCATATTTATTAGAGCCATATTCTTCTGTGCGGTTATCGTCTTTTAATTCATGCTCATAGTCTTTTTCAACATAGTTAGGGCCAAGTTGAAGAGCTTCACGAATAGTGTCTTCATTAAAGTATGGAAGCTTGCTTAAAGACCTAAGCTGCGACTTATTGAGTTTATGGCGATGAAGTACATATTCACATTCATCAAGACTCGTTGCGTTTGGATCAGGAAAGAAATCCCATATAGATACAAATTCAATACGAGGAACCCGTACAAATAGTGGGCTATATTCTCGCTCTCCTGATTCTTCACTTGCTTCCCAACGGTGTAAAGTTTTATTAAAGTTAAATGGACCTTTGATGATGCCTGTACCAAATAAGCATGATTCAAAAATAGCGTTGCGTAGTTCACTTGAACCGTTTGATTCATCAATCTGATCGTGAATCAACTTTTCCATATTCCTAGCAGATTGTTTAGCTGGAGACACTTCAAGCACTTGAGGATCAGGATGTGGCCCTTCCTCAAAGTCATCTATATTTTCTTCTATAAGATCATCTATAAACTTGTTTGCTCGATAAGTAGCGCCGGGTTTAAGAACTTTTCCGTCGCCTTCAAAGCCTACTTCAAATGGATTCTCAACTTCTTCAGCAACATTCATACCACCCGTTGTTGTTTCAATGCCGGGCGCTGAGTCCTGTGAAAGATGCATGTACTCTGGAACGCCTTCAGGTATTTCTGTAGGGCTTACGCCAATAGGAAACTTACCTGTTCCAAAAACAACATCAATTAACTGACCATACGCAGCCAGTACTTTAGTCTTAGTAATTTTAATGAACACGCGAGACTTTTCATTCTCACGGAAAGGAACGTGTTTTGGGTACATTCCTCTAAAATTGTGGTATGCTGTGATCCAACGATCTTCATCATACTCTCGTGATTGTTCTGCCGAAACATAACGAGCTTCAATCAAACCTGCTAAATTAGACTTTAGTGTTTCGTTTAATTCAACATTCATGCCATCTTCATTTTCAACTTCTGTGAAATAAAGATTATCTGCATTGTCTAAAATGTCATCATTCATATATTAATAACCAAATGTTGAATCAAAAGGCTGAAAATGTTGTTCACGCTGTAAGTCTCTAATTTGACTTAATGGATCTTGTATTCTTGGTCGTGACATGATTAAATAACGTAATGCATCATATGCGTGATCAGCTGCATGTGTGTTCACATCTTCAGGATTATTTTTATCAAGTGGAATGCTTTGTAGCTCACGAATCAAATTTGGACAAGTATTAAATATCTGCATTCGTGGTCTTCCAGATGGTTGAACTTTTAAATGTTCGTGTATCTGTATTTTACCTGCAACTCGATTTTTATCTGCAGGTCTAAGCTTATGTCCACCTTGAATTAATGTTTCTGCTACTGTTGGACCAGTAGTTCCTGTACGTGACCAACAAGCGGTATCTAGTACGCCTCTGACAGACATTGGATCATTTAGTTCCATGTTTGTTAACATACTAGCAAGTTCAGTAGCTAATAAATTTTTACGATATAACTCTCTATATATAATTAATGTATTATCACTAGGATCTATTGTAGCCCAAACACACGCTGATTCTGATGCGTAACCATAGTCAAGCCCCTTGACACGCTCCCAATGTATAGGAATATCAAAAGGCTCAATAATATGTACATCTCGATCAAACTCTGTAAATGCTGCACCTTCTGCAACTTCCCAGTTACCCTCAAGAAGTTGCTTTCGTTGGGTAGGCGGCAAGCTCTTTAGCATTTGTTCGTATCGACCGTCTTGAGCCAAATACGGATTGTCGTTTAATCTTGCTGGTATAAACTTCCTAGTAATCCCATCATCGCCTATAAATGAATCATTAGGGACTGATGGACTTATGTATCTTTTTTTGACCCATCCTGCACCTACACCACCGGGGTTAGCCGTACAACGCATATAGGGCGTTATTTCTGAGTCTGTCGTTCGTAATCGTGAAGCTAAGTAATTCCACGAAAACTCTGTTGGTAGGTGTGTTATCTCATCAAAACCTATCCAACTGTAGGCTTGGCCCTGATAGCGATACACATCTGCATCACGTTCTAGAAAACCAAACTCTACTTTAGCACCGCTTGGAAAAGTCCAAAGCTTTTCTACCTCACGGTACTTGCATCCGGGGAAGGCCTTAGGGTAGAGTTCACGAGATTTGTCGATAAGTTCTCGTAACTCTGGCATAGAACGCCGCAGGATTAATGCTCTATGCGCTGCCCTGTGAGCAAAGCGAAGTGGGTCCACCAACATCGCATAGCTTTTACCTCCACCAGCCGCTCCACCGTATAGCACATCTGTCTCTGCTGCAGCCAAGAAATCCATTTGAGGGCCTTCATTGGGTTGAAAGATTATGTTTTCTTTCAGTTCAGGCTGAAGCGAAGGAGCCGCCTCTTCTACAAATGTTTCTTCGACAATACGATTTTTAGATTTATCTTCTAGTATGTCAAGAGCTTTTTCAGTTTTCTTCAAAGACTCTTGATGTCTTGCTATACTGGAACGGGCCTGCGCTATCTTTTTTTTCTTTTCTCTAATTTTCTTAGAAGCGTTTATCTTCGCTTTGGTCTTAGAGTGGTAGTTATAGCCTCTACCTCCTGACCCTTTAGAACGCCCCGCTTTCTTACGAGGTGTCCCGTCTTTCTTTAGGACAAAATTACCATCGTCATCTTTGACATAGCTGTCTGGATTAACATCCCAATCATTCTGTGTCATGTTTAGTTAGTATTTTCTGTAGTCCTTGATGCGTTATAGGTCGTCCTGTTTTGTGGGATAACCATAATGCACCTTCACGTAAAGATAAAGATCTTGATTTAATCATCGGTAGTATCTTGTTTAAAGCTTCAAGTTGGCTGGGGATCTCTTCGATGTGTTCATGATCATCATCAATTAATTTATAACCAAACGGGATTGTACTACTAGTCCGTCTCTTCATATTCTGCATCTTCTATTATTGTTGTTTTTTTGGCTGGAAGAATAAAAAGACCACTTGGATTCTCTATCTTTACGTCTAATCTTTCTTTCTTTGCTACGCCAACACGATCTAGAAGTGTCTGTGCTGCTTGTAGTCTAATATTAGCTTGTGGTATAGGCTCATCACTATCTAAAACCTCTACGAGCTTTACAGCAGCTTTAGGAGCATTTAAAGCCAAAATCCCTTCAGTTAAATCAAGGATCTCAGATTTCAAAGCCTTGACAACTGTGGTATAACTACCGGGAGCATAACCTGCAAGTTCTGCTGCTCTTTTTGCGTTACCTCCACATTCTATTAAGTTGTCAAGAAAACTTTGTTGTTTTAATGTTAAATCTTTTTTAGTTTCCATGGTTATAGTATATACTTATATTAAAGGCTTGTCAAGTTTTTTTTTTAGTTTTTTAGTCTTGACAAAACTAAAATACAGGTGTATAATACTATTGTACCCCGCAGAGGTACATGTATATATCCCCCATGCCTCTTAGAAGATCGGGGGGACAATCCTAAGTCTTGGAAGATCTGTCCGCCTATCTGGTAGACACTCCAAAACCTTCTAAAAATGTTCGAGCATTAGTATATATATACGGGTGGGGGTATGGTCACCTGCCCCGTGCCTTCAAAGACTCGAAAGCCCTCCACAATCTCCCCTCACTTCAAAGCCCCTAGCACATTTCCATGCCCTTTTAAAGACTTCCTAGCCTGTGAATATTTCACAAACTCCCCTCGCCTATAACACACACGAGCATCTCAAAAAATCTTTGAAGCCCTCCAAAGATTTTAGAGACTGGTAGACACGTTTTAAAGGTCTTCAAAGGCTTTTTGAAAATTATTTTTAATTTTTTTTCTCCAAAGGTTTTCAAAGACTTACATCATTTTTACACCATTTTTTAAAAATATTTTGAAAATATCGCTTGACAGGTTTTTGAGCAATCCGTAGTCTTGTAATCAATCGGCGGGAAAAGCCAGCGAGGGATACCCTTCAAAGGATTACTGAGTACCTTAAACGGCCAACGTCACTGACAGACGGGTAATTGTCAGCCAGATGTTTTGCAGTCTAGATGACGTGCGAGACTATCTAAGCTGAACCTCACTTGGCAGGGTATCCTGTCTCATCTTTGGGTGGACCTTAGGGGAAGTGAGGCGCAAGGGTAGGCACTAATCGAAACGAAAACGATGTACTGGAAGCGCTAACGCCACACAGTGCAAGCGAGTATCAATTGGTGATAGAGATCGGGCAGACAATCCAATCTCAAAAGATCATCAAAGACTGTGAAAGCTTGTGAGTTTGTGGCGTGTTTTTTGTGGGTATTCATATGCTCGTGAGTATCTACAAACAACACGCAATAAACTAAAAGAGGGCAGTAAAATGATTTGTTATCGAGTCCACGCAGACCAGAACCGAACGCTCAGTAATCGAGCAAATTTGAATAGTATGTTAGAGCTGGCCGAATGGCTAGATGATGCATACCATAATCGATATTGGTACAAGGTCATGGTCTTATCCGAAAAGTCCGGAGGAAGGGCTGTGCTACTTTACGATGACGGCGAAAAATACGTAATCGAAAAGGAATGGCGCGTTGAGTAAGTCTAAAACAAGAGGTCAATTATAGCGTCTCACACGGGGCGCTATTGTGGACAGCTTAAAGGCATTAGAGAGCATACAGAAGAGACGGGGCTTTACGTTATCGACCACGTAGGCAGTAAAGCAAATCCGGTAGGGCTGTAAACCTTAGGGAAGGTAACAAGACTTGATCATCTTGTGAGAATAACCTTTTGTATGTTCTCTAATGTTTTTAATCGAGGGTAAAACCATGAACACCTATGAAGAACATCTGAAGTGCCGTAAAGCATACAGAGAGGACGCCGACTGTACAGTGCGCGCCTTGTCAAACTTGCTAGACTGCTCGTATGGTCTAGCACATCGGAAGCTAAAGAAATGGGGAAGGCCGCACGGCAGAGGGGCAGATTGGTCTACTATTAAATACGCTTGTAGAGAAATTTGCGAGATAAAAGGGCGAACGGTTTCATGGCATGGCGCACCACAACTGCCCGCGACTACAGCTAAATATTTCGGCCACAAAGTACAAACCATCAATCAATTTATACGCTCAAATCCAAGGGGAGTTTATCTGATATCCATGCGGGATCATGTGGCGACAATCGTAGATGGTGAGATACTAGATTGGACCGCAGACACTGCAGGAAAAAGACAAGTAACCGGATATATAAAACTAGAGGGCTAAACAATGAACAAATCAACAGACATCACCATCGTTCAGATCCTATTGCTTGCGCTTGGTCTATCGCTGCTGTTTACATCGCTGATATTAATGGGCGGCTTTTTCTTCACTGAGTCGTTTTGGTGTGGATCTGCTGGCCTATGGTGCTTGGCACTGGTCTATTTATCGAATCGTTTCTAAGGGGAGATATTTAAATGTTAAAACTTTCAAAAGCTAGCAAGATGCCGTGCCGATCTTGGTCACTCCAAGCGCTCGATACTTGCCCGGGATCACGCAAGTCTGATGGGTCATTGGTCGCAGCCTGTTCTGGATGTTATGCGAT